ATTATGAGTTTGTCGCGCAATCATTGTGGGAAGATTGCCAGCGGATGGATATCCGCAAAATTGCTTTTGACCGCTGGAACTGGCGCCATCTCAAGCCGTGGCTGATACGGGCCGGATTTACCGAGGAACAATGCGAAGGCGACCAGGCGATATTCGAGCCATTCGGGCAGGGATATCAGTCGATGTCGCCGGCCCTGCGCGATCTGGAAAGCAATTTGTTGGAGGGCCGGATCGTTCACGGCGGCCACCCGGTTCTGACCATGTGCGCATCAAATGCGATTGTGACCTCTGACCCGGCCGGCAACCGGAAACTGGACAAGGCTAAGGCGACGGGTCGGATTGACGGCATGGTCGCGCTGGCAATGGCAAGGGCGGTTGCGGCGACATGGGAAGCCGCGCCTGACGTGCCGATAACCCCTTGGGATGCCGATCCCTCATTCAGACTGGAATTGTGATGGTGGAAGTCGGCTTTCATATTCGCCGGTCCGACGAGGCGAGGGCATCGGTTGAAAACCCGCGAGTCCCGATTTCAAACCGGATGATTCTGGAATTTTTCGGGCTGGATGATCAGTCGGCGGCCGGGATTCAGGTCAACACCGAAACGGCGCTTGGCGTCCCGGCGATCTGGGCGGCGGTCCAGTTTATTCCCGGCACCTTGGCTGGTTTGCCTTTGCAATTGTTCCGAAAACGGGGCGATAACAGGGAACGTCAGGGCGGCGCGCTGGCCAAGATACTGCACGATGCGCCGAACGATGAGTGCTCAAGTTTTCAATGGCGAAAAGCGCTGTTCGAGCAGGTTTTGACGACCGGCCGGTCGTTTACCTTCATCGAGCGCGCGCCGAACGGCCGAATTATCAATCTCTGGCTGCTTGAGCCGACCAAAGTAACGGTGAAAATTGAAGGTGGCCGGAAGCTTTACGAGTACAAGGAAGATAGGAAGCCGCCCACCACGTTTGGCGCATCCGAGATTATCGACATTCCGTTCATGCTCAAACCGAACGGATATGGACACCACAATCCGCTGACACGAAATGCCGATGTGATCGGCCTGGCGATCGCGGCCACGAAATACGGTTCTAAATTCTTTGCCAATGGCGGAGTGCCGCCGTTTGCCATCACGGGCAATTTTCAGTCGGTCGGCGCAATGCAGCGAGCGGCTGAGGATTTCCATGGGGCCGTCAAGAAATCGGCCAAAGAAAACCGTCAGGCGCTTACCCTGCCGGAAGGCATGGACATCAAGCCGGTTGGGGCGGACCCGGAAAAAACGCAGCTGGTTGAGTTGAACCGCTTTTTGGTCGAGCAGATTGCCCGGATTTACTCGCTGCCGCCGACCTTTCTGCAAGACCTGACGCACGGGACGTTTTCGAACACCGAGCAGCAAGACCTTCATTTCGTCAAGCACACGCTCAAGCGCTGGGTCGAACAGTTCGAGCAGGAACTTAATCTCAAGCTGTTCGGTCGTTCCAATGATCGCAGCTATGTCGAGATGAATGTCGATGGCCTGCTGCGTGGCGACTTCAAGACGCGCATGGATGGTTATGCGACCGGTGTCCAGAATGGAATCCTCACACCGAACGAGGCGCGTACGCTTGAGAACCGGCCAAAGGCCGAGGGCGGCGACAAGCTGCTTATTCAAGGTGCGACCGTGCCGCTTGAACAGCAAATGAAACTGCCGCTTGAACAGGAGCCAGGCAATGCAATCGAAGAGTGAAATCAGGGGCGGCGTTCCGGCTGAAATTCGCGCCGATGAGGATGGCATCAAGGTTTCCGGCTATGCCGCCGTTTTCGGCGAGCGTGCCGATATCGCCGGCTTTTTTGCCGAAGTCATTGAACGCGGCGCGTTTGCGGATGCAATAGGCCGCGATGATGTCGTCTTTGTGATCAATCACGATGGCCTGCCCTTGGCGCGGACCCGCTCCAAGACACTGACCATCCGCGAGGACGATCACGGCCTTTACATGGAAACGGTGCTCGATCCCGATGACCCTGACGTGAAATCCATCGTTCCGAAAATGAAGCGCGGCGATCTCGACAAGATGTCGTTTGCATTCCGCATGGATGGCGGCGTCCAGGAATGGGACGATGAGCAAGACCCGCCTGTGCGCACGATCAAGAAGGTCGGCAGTCTTGTTGACGTGTCCATCGTGACGACGCCGGCCTATGACGGCACGGATATCGGCTTGCGCTCACTTGAAGCGCACCGCAAGGCCGCAAATCATGCCGCCGCATCTCGCCGTCTGGCAATGAAAGCAGACATCGATATTCGCTCCAAGAGATTCACCTCGGCTGAATAAGTCGGGAGGTAGGCGAGCGCATTCCCGCGACCGCTGAAACAGCGCCGCCCATCTGGTCGGCGAATGCAACCCCGTGTCATGGAAGGAAAAAAAATGACACTCTTTGATATGCAGGAAAAGCGGGAAAAGCTGCTGGCTGAAGCCCGCGAACGCCTCGACCAGATCAAGGCAAACACCGACGAGGGCCGCGCCGCCGAGCTGGAAACTCAGCACGACGCCGCGATGGCCGAACTTGACAAGCTTGATAAGGAAATCGAGCGCGAACTGCAGATGGCCGAAGCCGAACGCCGTTCGCAGGCGATCGAGGAACGCGCCAATGCAGGCGATCCGCGCCGCCCCGGCGGTGCTGGTGAGCAGCGTGGCGCCGAGGAAGCCGAAACGCCGGAATATGATGCGGTGTTTGCCAAGGCCATCCGCTACGGTGCATCGACGCTGACTTCCGAGGAACGCAGTGTCCTGCTGGAAGGCCGGGCCGATCTTCCGAATGAACTTCGCGCACAGGCAACGGGCACGGATGCAGCCGGCGGCTATGTCGTTCCCGAAGGCTTTTCCGGCGAGATCGACCGGGCGCTTGCCGCTTGGGGTCCGATGTGGGATGCCGAGATCATTCGCGAGCTGAACACGTCCGGTGGCAACCGCCTGCCGTGGCCGACTCTCGATGACACGGCGAAAACCGGCCGTATCAAGGCAGAAAATGCCTCGGTCGATGATGATGGCACCGATGACGTTGTGTTCGGTGAAAAGGCGTTCGATGCCTACGTCTATGACACTGGTATGGTTCGCATTCCGATCGAGCTGTTGCAGGACAGCGCGTTCAACATGGAAGCGCTGCTTGACGATCTGTTCGGCGAGCGTCTTGGCCGTCTGGCCAACTCGGTGCTGACCACCGGCACCGGTTCCTCGCAGCCCAATGGTATCGTGACCGCTTCGGCGGCCGGCAAGACTGCTGCTTCGGCTACTGCACTTGCCGCTGACGAGATCATCGATCTGTTCCACTCGGTTGACCCGGCCTATCGGGCGTCTCCGCGTTGTCGCTGGCAGTTCAACGACAGCACGCTTGCGGCGATCCGCAAGCTGAAGGATGGCCAAGGCAACTATCTGTGGCAGATGGGCGATGTTCGCGCGGGCGAGCCGGATCGGCTTCTGTCCAAGCCGTATTCGGTCAACCAGGCCATGGCCAATGTGGCGACCACGACCAAGCCGATCATTTTCGGCGATCATGGCCGCTATGTCGTCCGCAAGGTCATGGGCTTCCAGGTGATGACCCTGCGCGAGCGCTATGCCGAAAACTTCCAGATCGGCATGGTTGGCTTCAAACGCTTCGACGGCGATCTGCTCAACACGGCGGCCGTCAAGCACATGGTCATGGCCTGATTGGCTTTGGCTTACGTTTCGGGCGGTTTCGGCCGCCCGTTTCGCAAACCAAAGGAGACAAAGACATGAAAGTCAGGATGCTTCAATCGCAGTATGGGCCTGATGTTGCCCGCAATGCAGGCGATGAGGTCGAAGTCGATGACGCCGAGGCAAAGCGTCTTATCGAGGCCAGCATTGCCGAGCCGGTTCGTTCTGCGGCAACGCCGGAAACGACCGTCAAGCCGGTAAAGGCTGAAAAGGCCGTCCGCTGATGTGGGATCGCGTCACGATCAGCGCGCCGCCGGCGGATGTTGCAGTCACGTTGGCAGAGGCAAAAGCCTTTTGCGATGTGACCTATTCTGATGATGACGATCTGATCACGTCGCTCGTGGCTGCCGCCACGAAAAAGATGGATGGCCCGCGCGGTATCGGTGTCGGGTGCTTTACCCAATCTTGGCAGCTTTCGCTCGATTGCTTTCCACCTTGGGAGATCGCCCTTCCGGGCTGGCCGGTCAAATCGGTAACGACCGTTGGTTATGTCGATCCAGACGGCGCAAGCCAGACCGTCGATGGTGCCGATTATCTTTTGGACATTGGCGGCGATGCAGCGCGCTTGACGCCGGCCTACAACAAGTCATGGCCGGGTACGCGGGCGCAAAATGGCGCGGTGACGATCACCTATATCGTCGGCGAGGCGCAGGACGATATCGCGCCAGAACTTAAAGTGGCCATCAAGATGATGGTGGCGCATTGGTATGAAAACCGCGAAGCGACAATCGACCGAAACCATATGCCG